GTCATTGATCGCTTCCGTAACACATACATGGAAGTAACCTTTCCAATGGCTGCTAACAACAATATGCAGCTTATTGCACATCAACGTGCTAAGCGTAAAGGTACAGATCCAGTTGATGAAATGGAGAGCTTAGAAAAGGAATTTAATTCCATTGGCTCACTACTATTCAGCTTTGACTCTGCAACAGTTCCTGCAGTGAAGCAGTTACGTCATAAGTTAAACCTAGCTAAATCTGGAGGTGTAAACCTACAGGTGGATGAGATTGGTGCCAACTTAGTAGGCCAAACTGAAACACTAAACGCATTCCTTGAACTTTATGATAAAGGCATGATCAAGGATAAACTGGTGAAGTCATCAGCGGAGAATACCCGATTCGAGCGTATTGAAGGATTCACTCCAACAAACATGCTCTTGTTTGGTACTCCATCTAAATTGTTAGACTCTGGTTTAACTCAGAAGTATCTAACAGAAATGTTAGAGATGGGTTATGCACGTCGTTGTTTCTTTGGGTACATTCCAAAGGTTAAGAAGGACGTAGCAGCGGACGCTACAGCGTTAGTAAACCAAATGTTTAACAATGGTTCGGATGCACAGTTAGATGCTCTCTCGTGCTCTCTAGAGCAGCTTGCAGACATCTCCAATATGAACAAAGTAATTCGTATCGAACATGACGAAGCAATCTATTTAATGGAGTATAAAATCTCTTGCGATAAGCGTGCTGAGTGTTTGAAAGATCACGAAACAATTATGCGTTCAGAAATGGAAAACCGCTTCTTCAAAGTATTGAAGTTAGCAGGTGCTTACGCATTCCGTGACTATTCACCAAACATTACCATTGATCATTTAGATGCAGCAATGCGTTTAGCAGAAGACTCAGGTGAACACTTTGCTCGCTTAATGCAGCCAGAGTTTGACTATGAGAAAGTTGCTAAGTATCTAGCTGACTGTGGTACTAGCGTTACCTTACCTGATCTTGAACAAGCGCTACCATGTTTCCGTGGCAGTAAGCAGCAGAAAGATCAATGCATTGAATATGCAGTAGCTTGGGGCTACAAACACAATATCGTTATCAAGAAACTGTATGACGGTAATATCCTATTCCTACGTGGCGAAACTCTTAAGAAAACCAATCTTGATGAGATCATCATTTCTACAAGTACTAAACTTGCAGAGGGTTACGATAGTGTACGCATCCCATTCGACAAGCTAAGCATGTTAGGTTCTACCAATAACTACCATTGGGCCAATCACCATTTTGAGGGTGGCTATCGTCGTGACGATCACACTCAATTAGGGTTCAACACTATTGTCCTAGACGTAGATGGAACACTTCCATTAGCAACAGCAATCGAGCTAATGAAAGGATACAAGGCTTACTTCTATACCACTAAGCGTCACCAAGACTCTGATGGTTTAGATCGCTACCGTATCATCCTACCTACTAACTATGAACTCCAGCTCGATAAAGAAGAGTACAAGATGTTCATGGACAACGTAATGTCAGCTCTACCATTTGAGATGGATGAGTCTTGTAACCAACGAAACAAGAAATGGCTTACGTGTGAGAGTGCAGAAACGCACATTAATGACGGAGAGTTATTTGACGTCATCCCTTATATTCCACGTACTGCAAAGAACGAGGAACGTGAGGCTAAGTTTAAGGATCAGAAAGATCTGGATAACCTAGAGCGTTGGGTACTTAACAACACAGGTGATGGTAACCGTAACAAGCAGCTGTATAACTTTGCAATGGTACTTTATGAAGGTGGTTTAGACTTCGTTGACATTGGTGCACGTGTACGTTCACTTAATGACAAACTGGCTGACAAGCTAGACGAACAAGAACTACAAGCAACAATCTTAAAGTCCATTCAATCAAAAGGTAAGTAACCGTGCTTCGCACGGTAATGTGCTTTTACAGAGGAGTTAATTCTCCTCTTCTTTTTGGAGTCAATCATGACAGCAGCATTGCAACAAACAAATGACAATCTCGTATTAATTGGTGGTGTATCAGGTGCAGGTAAATCTGCATGCTTACGCAACATCAAAGATCAAGAGGGCGTCTTATACTTAAACTGTGAATCGGGTTAATTGTTAGCCCCCAACTTAGTAATAAGATTGGATAATACATTGAAATGCTGGAAAGCCCTTATAGCCTACATATAGCCGAAAGGTGATGAACAAGCTGTAGGATTGGGCAATCAGCAGGTAAGACATAACATCGAATTACAAACAGCTTCCATATTTATAAAAGGTACTATAAACTGTTCAGTATTAACATAGGATTATTTATATGAATGATTACATAGAAGATACTGATACAGGTATTTATAGGATAACCCCTACAGGCAAAGTGTTTAGTCAATCAAAACTAAAACACCCTATTGTAGGTAAAGGTATGGAGTTCTCAGGTAAGTTTAAATTAACCTTAAAACCAGAAAGAGAATTAACGTATACACTGAACAACAGAGGTTATTACTCTGTAGGCGTACGTAAGAAAACTCACATGGTTCATAGATTAGTAGCTCAGGCTTTCATCCCTAATCCTGAAAACAAACCATTTGTAAATCACATTGATGGTAATAAACTAAACAATCATGTCAGTAACTTAGAGTGGTGCACATGTGCTGAGAATAACGCTCATGCTCGTGCGACTGGCCTGCATAAGCAAGTGTCCGGTCATGCTATTAAGTATAAATCTGATGCTACTAAAAAAGCTGCTTTAGCTAATCTTAAAGATAAGTCTGCACTATCAGATGATGAAGTAAGATATGTAAGAGCAGTACACAAACCAAGAGATAAAGACTTTAGTTCTACAGCTTTAGCTTCTAAGTTTGGTGTTAGCGTAGCTGCTATGTGTAAGATTGTTAGTAGACAAACCTATCAAGATGTTGTGTAAACCTCAACGACTAGCCGAAAGGCGTAGGGCCAAGTGGCTCGAAGCGGTGTACTCCTCAGTCAGAGGATGAAGATATAGTCTGCTCTCACGTGAAAGCGTGAGCAGTACCTTTAAGGTACGGGCTAAGATTAACGACCTTAGTTGAACACAAAGGAAAAAGTTACCCTTCCGCAATAAGTTTATGAGTAAGGTCATTACAGATCCTTACCACATCTTTGAAGGCTTTATCTGGGCAGAAACCCAACCACAAATCCATACCATTGTGATTGATTCTTTATCATTCTTAATGGATATGTTTGTATCTGTGCACATCATGAACTCTGCTGATTCACGATCACAGTGGCAAGCCTACCAAGAGTTTTTCAAAGAACTTATGCAGCAGAAAGTTGCATCTTCTACGAAGAACGTCATCATCATCACACACATCGCAGAAGACCTTGACGAAGAGAAAGGTATTCGTACTGAGCAAGCAGTTGTTAAAGGCGGCTTAAAAGGTACAGGTGTGGAAGCTTACTTCTCATTGAACGTAACTGCTCGTGCAATGCCAATTAAAGAATTGGAAAAGCACCCAAGCGAGTTCTTAAACATCACTGACGATGAACGTGATGTTGGTTATAAGCACGTATTCCAAGTACGTAAAACCAAAGAAACTACTGGATCTCGCATCCGTGGGCCTATGGGCTTATTCCCTCAAGGAACCGTGTACACAGACAATTGCGCTCAAATGCTATTGGATGTAGTGCATGATTTTTACAAAGAAGACTAAGTCAGAACTGACTCAGGATCTTATCGCAAAGGTACTTAAGTATGACTCTACTACTGGAGTTCTTATTTGGACTACTAACTTACACAGTAAGCGCGTTGTTCCAAATAGCCGTGCAGGGACTTTAAAACCGTCAGGATACCGTCAGGTGTCCTTACTAGGCGGCACATACTTAGAGCATCACTTAATCTGGTTTATCCAAACAGGCCAATGGCCCACAGGTCAGATTGACCATATTGATCAGGTACGTGATAACAATGCTTGGAATAACCTACGTCACGTTACGAAAGCAGAGAATGCTCGTAACAGAACTCGTAACCCTAACTCTAAGTTAGGTGAGCATGGCATATGGTTTAACCAACGCACTAATAAGTATGTTGCTGAAATCACACTCAATGGTAAGAAAGTTTACCAAAAGTCTTTCGATGATATTGATGAAGCAATAGAAGCACGAAAGGCTAAATCTCTCGAACTAGGCTTCCATGAAAATCATGGCAGCAAACCAACAGGAAAATAAATATGTCTAACTTATTCGGTACAGCAGCATCAGGTAAAGTAGAAGCTGAAAAAGACTTCTCTAAACGTACACTTGACTCAGACATCTATGGTGCAACCATTAAGATGATCTTTGTTGGTCAAGCTAAATCTGGTGCGCGTAACGTAACCATTCAGTTGAAAACTGCTGATGGTAAAGACTATAGCGAAACAGTCTATGTCACAAACAAAGAAGGCAAAAACACTTACGAAAAAGATGGTAAAGAGTTCTTCTTACCTGGTTTCTTGTTAGTGAATAACCTTGCAATCATGACAACTGGTAAAGGCCTACATGACTTCGTTGAAGACGACATTGAAACCAAAACAGTTAAACTGTACGACTTTGATGCGAAGAAAGAACTTCCTACAGATGTCCAAGCAGTGGTGCCTATGATTGGCAAGCAGGTTATGGTTGCTATTCTTGAAGAAGAATTTGCTAAATCTAAGCTTAACGAATCAACTAAAAAATATGAGCCTACTGGTGAGTATGGTGTTCGTAACGTAATGGTTAAAGCTTATAACCCTGAAACTCGTCAGACTGCAGTTGAAATGCGTGATGATAAAGAAGCTACTCAAGCTGATTCTTGGTTAGAAGCTAACAAAGGCAAACTTAAAACTGTTGAACGTACTGCGGCTCCTGCCAATCAACGTACAGCATCTGCTCCTACAGCATCAGGTTTATTTGGTTAATTAGGTTAGGGCTTCGGCCCTACTCTTAGGAGACTTAGATGGATCAGATCAAAGTAACCGAGTTTGTTCCTTGTCCTACTTTAGATGAGAAACAGAACTCTCAAGCACGTCTAGCTCACTATTCAAGTGAGTGTGCTCGCATTCAGGCACTGTGCTTAGCACATGAAGCCAACATGAAAGGAGTCAGTAATGACTGAACAGGTTGAACGTACAGAACCTTCTCAGAAGGATTTAGATGCAATGGGTGTAACAGCTGCGGCTGTTAAACTTGATGACGCAAACGTAATGGGTAACTTAGTTACTGGTTGGCATTTTACAGTAGTATCTGACATCCATCATAAGATGCAGATGCCAGACGATGTAGGTATTGATATTCCTACAGGTAAGTTAGATGCCGAAGGTAATGAAGAAGTGATTGATGGTAATGACGATCACAAAGCAGGTTTCCTTGCAGGTCTTGCGTATGCGTTAGAGCAACTGGATACCTTCCCTATTAAGGGTGTACCGGAAGATGGCGACGACGCTTAAGGTAGTTGGGTTTGACCCAAGCCTTAGATCGTGGGGCATTGCCATTGGCAGTGTTCCCATTGACACAGGTATCATGACTATCGATCACTTAGATACAGTCAAGACTTTTCCTCAACCAAAAGGAGGATCAGTCCGTGCATCCACTTGGGACATTCAGACTGCTTACGAACTCTTTGCAGGAGTATTCGA